AGTTGCTTGTACCTACATCACGAATCCATGATTCTGTTCCACTATGATAAATTTGTAAATCTTGCGATGTTCCAAACTGTAGTTTCCCTGTATCGTTTGGAATTTGAAGATTTCCAGACGAATCTATAGTTAATTTGTTACTACCACCAACTGCAAAATTTAAAGGGTAGCTTGAAGTACCAGTAGATATAGCCCAATTACCGTCATCATTTTCAAGTTTTAAGGAAGCAGTGTTTTGATTATTAGCCCTTACATGAACTGTTGGATTTCCAGACGCATCATAAATTTGTAAAAGTTCTCCTGGTGTATTAGTACCGATACCAACCTTACCATCAGCTATGACTCTTAATCTTTCAGTACCTTCCGTAGTTACCTTGAAGTGACCATCAGAACCAGTATCAACCACTTCTGCTTCAGTATTGCCTTCACTGATTTTATCTATAGCATCAACAGAAAAGGTCGTACCACTAAGAGTTAGTCCAGTACCAGCAGAGTATGTTGTATTTGTATCAGTTGTTTGATTTACCCAATCTAAATTTCCACTGCCATCACTTTTTAAAACCTGGTTAGCAGCCCCATCGGTATTTGGAAGAGTTAGTGTATAACTTGCACCTGCGCTGTGTGGTGGTGATTTAATTTTTACTCCATGACTATTTTGTGAGCAGTTAAGTTGTATTGTTCCATCAGCACTACTACCATCACCTTTTACCTCAACAACACCTGTACCATTTGGATTTAATTTTATATTGCCATTTGTTGTGCTTGTATTAATCTCACTAGCTTGAACATCAAGGTTACCACCTAACTGTGGGGTAGTATCCTCCACTACGTTACTTAGACCACTACCTGCTGGAACTGTTGCCCACTTAACACCAGTAGCTTCATTGCTATCTGCAACTAAAACATAGTTGTTCTGTCCAACAGAGAGTGCTGTGGGATCACCGGACCCATCACCTACAAGTATTTCCCCTTTAGTATCAAGATCGCTATTCATAACAGCACCAGCAGCATTAACATTAGTGGCATCAGTTACATCAGCACTTGTTTCTATACCTGATAATTTAGTTTTTTCTCCATCTGTAAAGGCATTGGTATCAGAGTTTGCTTCATAAGCTGTTTTTATTTCAGCATCTGTTTGATCTGTTGTAGCACCTGCTTCAATAGCGTTTAGTTTGCTGTGGTCAGCATCAGTGAAGACATTAGAGTCTGTAGCTGACTCTACAAGTGTTCTGATTTCAGAGGCGGTCTGATCAGCAGTGGCACTAGCTTCTATAGCGTTTAGTTTTGTATGATCTGCATCAGTAAACACGTTACTATCACTAGCACTTTCAACAAGTGTTCTTATCTCTGCTGCTGTCTGGTCTGCTGTTGCAGATGCTTCTATTGCATTTAACTTAGTGTGATCTGCATCTGTGAAGACATTACTATCAGTTGCAGCTTCTACTGCTGCTCTTATTTCTGCGTTAGTTTGATCTGCTGTTGCACCTTCTTCAATAGTTCCTAACTTATCTACAATCTCCTGTTGAGCAAACAATACTTGGTCACTGTTAGCATCTAAATCTGCTTCTGTAAGAACAGAACCATCTTGAAAATCTACTTTCTTTGCTGATATATCTGTGTCTCTTTGAAATTTTATTGCAGCACCATTAGCAGGGATATTACCAGATGTAAAGGTAAGAGTAGACCCACTGATCGTATAGTGTGTGGTTATAGTTTTAGTAACACCTGCAACTGTTACATCAATTTCACTATCAGCAAGGAAAGAGAAAGAGATAGCAAAAGCAGATGTGCTTCCATTACCAGTGTGTGTTGTTAAAGAGGATGCTGTGTTAGTTGCCATGATTAGTTAGGTAAAGAAGGAAGAGATTTTAAAGCTTCAAAATTGTCATTGATTTGTTCTTGTTTGATAATAGCTTGTACCTTTGCATATTCTAATGCACGTTCTGGATTTTTACTCAGCCATATTTGTTTACCAGCTTTTTTATATTTATTTACTATATCTCTCAAAATATCTTCTGCTAGATCTCTACTGCCTTCTTGTGCCTTAACTTCTATATCCATATTATTCTGTTCTATCATTTCACCCCTCACACTTTTCATCAGTGCTTGAAAATCTTTTTGTTGTATTCGATTGTTTAAAGCTCTGACCATAGTTTGACCATTAATTTTTACAAAAGCAGTTTCTTCAATCAGGTCAAGATGTTCGTCATAAGTTAGTTCTATCCCACTTCCAACAGGTTTGCCACTAGGTAATCTTCCAAGAGTTAATTCATCTGATGGTTGAGTTATCCTTGCACCAATATCATCAAGTGTTGTAAGAACATTGTTATTGATACTATCTGTTTCTTTGATTGGATTAAGAACACTCATATTATCAGGACCAAAACCAACTGGATATTCGATGATAGAACCTGTTATGAAGTTTCTCATTGGTCGTAGATCATTACTCCAACCAGGAACTGTTGCTGCTAATTCGTTATGAAACTTTCTGAGTATTACAAATCCATCATCACCTGCTCTTACTCTTTTATCCATTATCTGACTATCAGTTGCTTTTGTAAGCGACCTACCTAATGAACTAACAGGATTCCCTGGAAATGGTACAACACCTAAAATGCCACCACCTGCTGCTGCCCTTCTAGTAATCCATTGTTCCAATTTATAAGGTTTTCCTAACAAATCAGCAAGTTCAGTAATACCTTGTAAGTAAGTTTTGTTGGTAATATTTCGACCTAACGCAACTGAAGCAGCAACACCAAAATCATCACGATCCTGTTTGTTAAGACCACCTGTGATAGAAGCTGCATCAGCAGCCATCATAAGAAAAGAAGACCAAGGATCTAACCTTTTAAAACTGACGTATTTATATCTAGGTTTACCATCCTTACCCATGCGTACATTACCATCTTCATCTTTTAAAAGAAACCTAAAACTGTAAGGTTGCCAGCCTGTAGCTCGTTTTTGATTCAGCATATTAAAGTCAGAAGGACCGCCACCAGTAATTGCTAATTCAGACATAGGATCATTGATAGCTAAAGCTGTTATACCTGCAACAGACCAAATAGAACCACCAAGTATCATTTCACCTTTTGCTTTTGCTGCTACAGATGGATCAGTACTTTTAAGTGCTTGCCTGTATTCTTGTAAAAGCATATTTACACCAGGAGTTCTTCTTACCTGTGCCTTAAATATATTGATTGGTGTTCTTACGAAAGGAAAAATTATTCTACCTGCTGGATGTCTTGCTACTCCTTGTATTGCACCACCCAAACTACCTTCTGGAAGATCAGCAGTAAATGTAGTCTCAGCAGCATATTGCTGTGCTTTTTCAAATAAATCTAAAACAGACTTGTCTTTAACATTTGCCATGCTGTTTTTATTAACAATCTCTATAGTTCCATCAAATTGTCTTTGTATATGATCTTGTAAGTCAGCACCTTGTAGACCCTTTCTCATCCCATCTTCCCAAGCACTGGCTTTTACATAAGCCCGAAAGTTTAGTTGTTTAAAAAATTCATCTTCTGCAAGTAAGAAACGACTAGGTAGACGAATAATAGTACCTAAGCTATTAGTTATATTTGCTAAAGTACCGTTACCTTCCATTCTTATCTGAAAGCGATCAGAGTCTTGAATCATTGCACCTGGATTAACAATATTATCTTCAATCTGAAAAGATAGCTTTGCACCTTTTAAAGAATCAGTAATGGATGACATCAAGTAATACAATTCTTTACCACCTCTAATAGCACCTGTCATATCACCTTGAGCAAACGAACCAAGTGTTTGTTCCAATGGTCTAGCTAAAGTATTTAAAGAAGTAGAAAGAATGTTTACAGCGTGTGTTTCTGGACCAGATAGTATTGAATTAATAAAAATTTCATTATTTATCTTCATCCCTCTCATTATTTTGCTTTCACTAGCCATCTTTTGCAAAGCTTGAGGATTACCTTGTGCTGCTTGTAATTTTTTAGTAATGAGTCTTAGTTTTTTAAGTGATGCTTTATCACCTTGTTCAGCAGCATTTAGTATTTCTTCTAATGAAAAATCAGCTAATGGATCAGTAGGTTCTTTTACAGTTCCCCTTATATCAGTGGCTTGATCTATTGCTTTTTCTGCTGGTGTTCTACCTTTTAAATCATCGACAGAAGCAGCTACTTTACCTACCCCACCACCTGCTCTGTTGGCAGCTAATGTCTGTGCAGGTACTGTTTTAAGAGGTTTGTTAAGAGTAATAAGACCATCTAACACTTTTGCTTCAGTAACAAATTGTCCTTTAAGTTCCGTAAAACCTACTTTATTGCCAGCAGCTAAACTTTCATCCATTGACTTTGCTAACGAAGCTAAGTTGATAGCATTTTTATTCATCAACTGATTCATTGCTATTAATGTTGCTGGTAAGTCTTCTTCTCCCCCTCTGCCATATCTAGCATTAAATAATCTTGCAGATTCAATAACTTCTGCTGGCAATAGATCGTTTGCATTTTTGACCATATCTGCAAAGGTTCTTTTGTAAGGCCAAGCATTATTAGCGTCTAGTTTTTTTAATTCTTCTGCTCTATCAATAATTAGTTTTTGTACATCAGGATCACCACCACCTGTAAGAGTAGTAGTTTGAAAATATTGTCCTCCTGTCTTAGTTTTTGTGTTGAATGTAGTTTGTACTTTTGGATCTGCTAAAGCGTCAAGATCTACTTTATTAATATCTAAAGAATTAGTTGGATCAAAGTATATTCTTACCTGATGTAATCTTTTACCTTTACCTGCTTTCTTTCCTCCTTGATGCGTTAATCCACCAAAACCCTCATTCTGTAATTCTTCTGTAAAAGAACTAAATATCTCTGATGTAGTAGCAGCACTTAACCCACGATTATTAGAATAAATTTTTATTTGATCATATATTTTGCCAATACTTGGATTTGGTCCTACATCATCTAATACTCTATCAATTATATCTGCATAATCATCATCATCAAAACTAAAGATTCTTCTTATTTGTTCAATTTTCTCAGGACTTGCAGGTGCATCTAAATCAAAAAACTTAACAGGTTGTTTTTCCGTTACTTTATAGACAACACCAGTAGGTTTTTTACCTTTCACTCTGTTTTTCTTTCGGTATTTAGCAGCAGTGACTAAATCCTCTGTTACATAAAAACCATCTCCATATAAGTTTTCTACCGCCTTACCAAATTCCCCACCTTCCACAAGTTCTATATCACTAGCTGCACCATGATAAAACTCGTTTTGACCTCTTGTATCAGGTAAATCAAATTTTACTGGTGTTGTATTTTTAGGTGTTACCTTAGTGGGTTCTTTATTAATACCAAGATCTAGTATTTCATCACCAAGATTATCAACAACATTATCTGTCATTAATATTTCATCTCGTCTTGATAATCTTTTAATTACTCTTTCATATAACTCAGGTGTTTTCTTTATAGCTTTTACACCAAGACCTAAAGCAGTAAGAGCTTCACCTGCTAACAACCCTCCACCTGCTTGTCTTAACCTTGCTTCAGCAACACTAATCTCTTCTGGTGTCTTTGCCTTTAATACTTCACTGATAGGGGTTGCAAGCCTTGGATGCTTGTCGATCATATTGAATAAGTTTTCTTCATAAGGATCTTGTACAACAGCATCAGTTACAAAACCTGCAAGAGCATTTCTAGCCCAAGCATTGTTCATACCTACAAGTTTTGTTCCTTTTAAAACTTTACTTGTAGCACCAGCAGGTAATAAAAACTGTGTTATCGCCTGTGGCATTGTATAAGTCCAATCTTCTTTATCACCTTTTATTTCAAGACCTAATGCCTGTAAATCTATAAGTTCATTATTATCGTATGGATTACCAACAGCGTAATCATAAATATCATCTACAAACTCAACAGTCTCATTTACAGCTTTTAAAGGTCCAGATAAAGCACCTCTAATAACTTTAGAAGTAGTAGTTTGTTTTATCTGCTCACCACGTTTTCTTTGATTTTCACGAAATTTCTTACCAGCTTCTTGTCGTTCATCTCTAAACTTTTTTAAACGAGCTATTGGATTTGAGTCGGTCATGGTTATTTAAGATTTTTGTTTAAACTTTCCTTGTTCTGCAAGAAAATCAAGGGCATTGTTGTAATGAGAACCTCCTTGACCTAGTTCTGGTAATGCACTTTCAACTGAAGTTCCAAAAGAATCTGTCCTAGTTAGACCATCACTTTGAAGAGTTGATACATTACCTGTCAATATAGCTGCATATATCTCTTTTACACCATGACCAGGTTTGACACCTCTATCTTTTAAATATCTTACAACTGGCCCTAACATCTGTTCCTCAAAGGTCATGTCTTCTCTATATCCATATTTTTTACGTTCTGGAATACCAAACTGAATTAAACCTTTATAGTTACCACCTTCACCACCTGTTATCTGATGATTAAAAGTACCCATTGTTTCTTGTGATATTACAGATGCTAGATCTTGTGGTCGTACTCCTAGTTCATTAGCTGCTGAAACAATAGCCTGTTGCTTACTACTTGCAGTAATTGTAGGTGCAATCGCTTCACTTATTGGCATAATTAATTCTTGTCCTATTTGTATCAAGTCTTCATTTGTTAAGTTATTGGCTTCTTTTATAGCGTTTACTGTTGTGCTAAAAGAATCTGCTAATTGAGTAAGAGTATCTCCTTGTTGAACAGTTACTGTTGTAGGAGAATCATCATCACTGAAAAAACCAGCTTCTAAATTACTACTAGCATCACCTTCAATGTCATCTAAATTTTGACTATTAGGTGTAGAGTTATCTTCATTTGTTTGTGTCTTAAAGGGATTAGCTTTTTCTCTAGCCTGTTGAATATATTTAGTTTTAATTTGTTCAACTTTTTCAATAACAGTTAAAGTATCTGCTTCTCTACCTTCTGGGCTTAATATAAAACGATACAGTTCTAATTTAGCTGCGTTATAAAGATCAGTTACTTCTTTTGATCCTAGATCATTTAACTGTCCTGTATCACTGATAATAAAATCACTACCACTAAACTCACCTTTAAGTTGGCTGTTAAGTTCTGCTAATCCTTTATTTACTTCTGTGTAGTCTCCATTTTCTGAACCATTAGCAACAGTTAAAAGTTGACTTAATCGAGTTCTATTCGCTTGAGTTTTAGGTGTCCTTTCATCTAAGTACCAAGCTAAAGCAGCATTGGCAGCATCTTTTTTAGAAGCATATCCACCACCGATAATTGTTGATTCCAGTTGTGCAGATCTTTCTCTGGTATTACCATCTAAAGCTACACCAGCAGTACCAATCTTTGACGCTTCCAATGGATATTTTTTTTGTAGATTAGTTATTAAACTGGCATCACCTGTTCCTGCAAATGTCTTAATAGTGTTTACGATGTCATCATTCTTTTCTCTTTCTTTTCGTAATTGTCTTCGTCTTTCCTGGGTAAAAACATAATCATTTATTGATTTTTTAAGCTTATTTACTTTGCTTTGATAATCAGGATGAGATGTAAGGTTTAAAGTTCCACTAGGCCCATAAGGAAATTTTTCTGCTATAGCTAAAATATCTTCTGCCGCTTCTATATTACCATCATCAGAAAAACCTACAGCTTCTGCTGATGCTGTAATTACTTTTACAAGTGTTTTGTTAATATCACTTCTATCTTTTGCTGGTAAACCTAAATTGTTAATAGTAGTTTCAAAATCTAATATTAACTTTTCATCTACAACATCAGGACTAACTATAAGATTTTCGACTAAAGGAATTGCTAAAGATTTAATATTTTCTACTTTAATTTTTTTAAATTCTTGTATGTGATGTGATGATACTCTTTCTGTAGCAGAAGCTAATTTTGGTAAAAAATGTTCTGCTACATAAATTGATTTAACATCACCTAATTGTTCGACTACTTTTTCTCTTTCGCCTGCTAACCAGTTTTGATATTCTTGAGAATCAACAGAAAATTCACTTAAAGATTTACCATCTATTTGTGTAGTTTGATAACTTGTTGTTAAATTTGTTTCTAAATTATTAGCTAATATTTGAGTTTTTGTTTTTTGATAAGCCCTATCTGCAAAAATGCTACCGCCAATTAGTTGTCTTGCTGCATTTTGTCCTTTTGTTTTGCCAATTTCTTTACTTGTATCCTTAAAACCTTCAAAAGATTGTTCAATAGCTATGTCTATTCCTTCAGCTTTTTCTTCTTCAATGCTTCTATCCATATACATATCAAGCACTGGATTTACTACTGACAAAGCTTTTGTTAGTTGAGTAAACCCATCATCTTCTATAAGAGGTACAGTGCTTTGTCTAACAAACGTATCAACAGGTCTTGCTGAAGATTGAAATGTAGGAGGACGGTAACTTGATGTCATGAACCTAATAAACCAACATAAGATTGCACACCAGCACCTAGCAAGTCAAAAATTCCTCTATTACTTGCCCTTGCATTTGCATAAGCTTGGTTTTGCATATCTATAGCAGCATTACGTCTACTATCTCTTTGTGCTGCTAATCCTAATGCTTGCCTTCTGTATTGTGCTGTTGCAGATTCCAGGCTTTGATTTATAGAATTTGTAAGATTTGCTGATTGCCTAGCAGCATCCATTGATAATAACTGTGCTGTACGACCACTTAAACCTTCTGTTGCTGCTACTGCTCCTCTTGCCTGTAATCCCTGTATGTTTGCTGCTAATCGTTCTTGTGCTTTACTTGCTCTTGTTTCCTTAAGGCTTGCTGCTAATCCTTCTTGCTGTTGTGCAAAGGCTTTTTCTGCTGACTCTGCTGACCTTGCTGCTGCTTGGTACTGATAACGTGCTGCCTGATTAGCTGCTCTGTTTCCAGCTATCATCTGTGCGCCTTGTATTCCAAGACCAGCAGCAAACAAACCTGTTTGAGCTGCAGTTAAAGCTGGTAATGCTGCAACACACATTTAAGAGATCCTCAGAAATTCGTAGAATGGTTTACTTTCTTTTCCATATTCTTCGTGGTAATTAATAAAAGTAAAACCTAGAGACTTTAACCATTTTATAGCAGAATGGTTCTCTGCATATACCATATTGTATAGCAATTTATAATTTTTCAATAGGTTATCTACCCATTTTCTACCTTCTCTTATAAGTTGTATTTTATATTTTTTATTACTAAACAATTTATCTGTAGCAACCATCCATATACAACCATCAGATATAACACCACATAAACCTATAGGACTATTATTATCATCAGCTATAGTCATATTTGTCTGACTGTACAAATAAGATAGTCGTAACGCTTCTTCTGGTTGTTTACCTGTTTGATAATAAGCTTCAATTTTGTCTATAACTCTCATGTTATTTACTACATAACTAAGATCATTTAGATTTGATTTTCTTAAATGCCCCATTAAATACGTCTTGACCTCATGTGGAACATAGCTTCATATTCAGCACTTGATAAGACTGTTGGCAAGAAAGTATTATTCTTAACATCAATTGTTACTCTATCTGCTTTGCTCATAACTGGCACTTTAAATGTACCTGTCTCTAAACTTATCTGTCCTATAATATTTGATGCTGTACCTATAACATTGCCAGAAAACTTATGTATGCTTGTATCTCTTTGATTAGGTGTTACTTCCACTTTAAAAAAACCTGTATCTTCAAACTTAATATAAAAATGTTTTAGTTGTAATCGACCACTAATTATTTCACCACTTTTTTGCCCTCCTGATGATTCTGTAAGACGTTGTGATGAAAATCTATAGTGCATCTCATAAGGTTCTCCAATAATAAATTTACTATTTCTTACATCTGCATTTGCAATAGTTATTGTGGATGTAAGACCATTTGTAGAATTATCAGAAGCTAATTTCTGTCCTGGTTTTAAAGTTTTTGTAACACCTAAAGCGTTAACATAAGTGCTTGTTTCTGTGGATGATAAATATCGTCCTATAAATTCCATCTTGGCATATAACTTATATGGCACAGTAATCGTAGAAACTTTAGTAGCACTGTTATAAGCAATGGAAACACCGCTTGTTGCTTCTGTTATTTTACGATCTAAATGAAATTCAAAATTAGCATTAGGTTCTTTAAAATCTGACGCAAAAGGTATCTTCTCTATAGTTACACTTGCAGTATCATCACCGATATTATCCATTACTAAAAACAAATCAGTGCCAATAAAATCTATATTTTTAATTGCTCTTTCAGAATTGAAAGTATATGTAAACCAAGCATTTAATATCTTTTCTGATCTTGATCCATATAACCATCTATTTACATAAAGAACATTTGGATTGGTTGCACCTAATAAAACCAATACATCTTCATTAGTAGAAACAGCAACTTTAAAAATATCACTTGGTATTAGTCTTGGAATATGAATAGTAATATTTGAAGCATCTTTTACATTGATATTAGATTGCGATATATATTCTCTTACACCAGCAAAATCACCTTTCTTTGTTAAATAATAAATAGAACTACCAGAACCTACAGGTGCTGCTTCATCTGTTGATTCAAATTCTGTTGTTACAACTACGTTAGCTGTTTTAGGTGTTAACGAATCAGATGATGATGTAAGAACAAATTGAGTTTGATCAGAAAATAATATTAACTTCTCACCCATGTTTACAGCATTTTTAAGGATAGCTACTTTTGTATGAGAAGCTGCTACATCTATAGGATCACTGTCTACAACTGATAAAACTGTTTCTGGAAAAAAGTTAAAAAACTCTGATACCCTTGAAAGTATTACATTATCATCAGCTAAAAACCCTAATCTATTTCTGAAAAAGAAAACATTATTTATTTTTGATCCGATAAAAGATGGATCTGGTGCTGACTCTTCATCACCAACAGTTCTTTCTCCCCATTTAGGTAAGGTGTAGTTAACACCAGATAAAGTATAAATATCACCATCAACTCTTGCGAATCTAAAGTTACCATCAGCCTGTCTTACCAATACATGTGGCATTGTGTCGTAATCAAACTTAAATTTTATACCTGCTTCTACAGATTCTTCCCACTGCCCTTCTTCAAATGTACCACCATTATTAGTAACAAATTTAACGTAATAATTATCAAAGTTTGTAGATTCATCACCTTTTACTTCAACCACCATTCCGTTAGGAGCAACAGGTGGCAAATCAGTAAATTGCTGTACTGTATCTTTTACAGTTGTTATTTGTGTATTACCTTGAGTATCAGAAGAATCTATTGAAAAGTTTGAACCATCATTCTTCTTAATATGTAAAACAGGACCATTAGCAGAAATAGTAAAACCAGTTAAATTTGAATTTAAGGTTGACTGTATGGAATTAGCAACAGTAGAGGTGCTAAGAGGATCATCATTAGATGTATCTTTAGTAGCTGTTGTACCATCAACTGTAACTCTATAAATCGTTTTATCGGTTACTCGATTAAAGAAGACTATTGCCTGTGTAACATTACCTGGTGATAAGGTACTATCCATTGCAGTAGTTACAGTTGTATTAACAATAAAAGTAAAATCAGCAATCGTTATAGTTTTTAATTGAAGTCTTGGATTTGTACAGTTTAAATAATTTACACCATCAGGTTTATTTACTGTTAATTCTGTACCATCTAATTCAAATACTCTTACATTATTTGTAGCCAACAAAACAACATATCTTTCATTAACATCCCTATTAATCATTCTTACATGAGTAGTAGCAATCGGTTGTCCTGTAGCAATTAGACTACTTACAAATTGACTACCAGAACGTTTCGTAAGACCTAATACAGGATCGCTATTAGCATTATCCTGAATATCAGCATGATCAGCTTGCTTAGTTGATTCAGATCCTTGTGAAACCCCTCTTAATAAAGTTGGGATTGATCTTGATACAAGACCCATAATTACCTAATAAGTACGTTTGCTGGTGAATAAGTATCGAAAACATTTGTTAATGATGGATCACCTCTGAGAACATTATGATCACCATTAGCTAAGTCTGTTTCCATTAGTATAGCTCTTGCTCTGCTTTCATCTTGCTCCGTATAAGACCTTAAACCTTGATCACTTACTAACCTATCAACAAAGACACGAGCAGCTTTAATAATTACATATCTTCTGGCAGGTTCTGGAATCTCATCAAAAGTTCTTAAATAAACAACAGTACAGATAAGATCTTCATCAAATTCAAATTTATTATTTAATCTGTCATATAGTTTTAGACCACGTTGTATTGCATCTATAGTTGGATGCTGATGAATATTAGGATCAACTCTTAATACATTAGTAGAAAGTGTTACTTGTTCAGAAGCATTTCTAGTAAGTGTTACATCTATTTCAGTATTAAAAGACCATCCTTCACTCTGTACATCTTTATTAACTTCAGTAAGAGTGGATTGTGCTAGACGAGCATCAACAGGCAAAGTACCTGTAAGAGTGTTGATAGGAGCTTCTCCTATGGCAGCCAACATAATGTTTACAGCTTCTAGCTCAGTGGTTGCAGCTACAGTCATGCCTTACCTTTTTTATTTTTATAAAAGTCTCTTATCAGTTTCATGTCTGATGGACTATGAGGGCCTGGTCCTGATAGGCGTTTGTTTGCATCTCTTACCTCTTTAGGAACTATAACAATCATAAGATCCTTACGAGACTTCTTTTTGCGTTTAGCAAGTTTTGCCATAATTAATAACCCTTTTTAGATACTTTAGAACCTTTTTTGGTTGTTGTCTTTTTGGTTGTTTTTTTACCGTAAGCCATAGTTTTAAATAGTAGGAAAAAGAGTACCCATTGCTGAGTACCCTTTGAGGTAAGTTAAGTAGCAGATAACTTGATAGTAGCTGCACACTCAGGACGGAGGATTCCATGACCTAGAGCATACTTAGCAACCATCAATGTACCTTGATACATGATTCCGTAGTCAGAACCAGATATCTCAGTAGTCATATCCATAAGCTTCACAGTACCAACTGCTGACTTGTGGAAGACAAGACCAATAGTTTTACTATCGTCACCTGAGTAAGTGTTATTAGCACCACTTGGGTTAGATCCTACGTTTGATTGAGGTACGTTGTTACTCATCATTACAGGAATACCAGCAACTTGCTGTACACGACCTGAAGCAAATGAACCATTTCCTCCTGGGTTGAAGTCAACGTCTACAGTTCTTGTAGCAGACTCAGCAAGTTTATAGTACTCAGCAGGTGGTAAAACACAGAAACGATCTGTTGGAGGAATATCTCTC